CTGTAGCATCTTTCAATCTAACGTTTTCATTACTTACTGCCCAAAAAATAACATGCGAATCATTTGCAGAAGGAGCGGCAGAAAGAGAACTACTAGCCATGATAGCGGCACAATGAGAAAAATCAGATCCAAAATTCTGACCACTTAAAGAAACAAAAGCAGTCGTAGGACTACTAACATCATAATCAATCAATTCTATTTCGTCTTGAAATACATTGCCTATAGTAGAATCAAGATTGATAAAATCATAAAAGAAGAAATTCTCAGGTGTTCCACATCTATAAACGTCTATGCCGCAATCCCCTGTAGGCGCAGTAGATCCCGTTGTATGAGCAACAGGATAATCAATGGGATTATATTGACTATACCATGAATCTCCCGCACCCCCACTAGGTTGCTGTCCGTAGAATTCAAGAAAGTGATAGTCATCAAAAGTATTTTCAACACCAATAGTTTTATTAGGTTCTGAAATTTGACCACCTATATTTTGTCGGCACCATTCATTCCATCTTTCATACACATTTAAAACATTAGGAGTACCCGCAACAAACACCCTATAAACAACATATAAGTCATTATAAGTACCAACTCGTTTTAGAAAATATGGAAGATTTTCTACCCATTCCCGTAAAGGCAACTCACTTAGAAAATCTTCATTTATATCAATTCCGTAAATTCCGGCAATATAATATAACCAATCAATATCAACTTCCCTTGGATCGAATAATGACCAAAGCGTTTTAAGCATTGTATAGCTTTCATGATGAACTTGGTCAAAGTATACTTTAAGCCATTCGGTTACATTCACCGTTCTATTATGGGCAGGGATTGCCGATAATGTATAGTCTTTAAGTCCTTCAAATTCAATGGCATAAATATTGTCTGTGGCAGTAGGCCAAATTTTTCCGAAAAAAGCAAATGTTCTTTCCTGATTAACATACTTGCGGTATTGGGGTTGACGTGCTAACCAAAAATGAAAAAAACTATCCTTACGAAAATACATTTCATTTGAAATTTCAAATGCACTTGAAGCAACGGAAAAGGTTGATTCAAGCCCACCATATTCCATTTTAAATCTATTACCATCTATTTCCCGAATTCTGAATCTATGACCAACAAACCCTCTAGTAGCATTTTTCTCATAAAGAATTGTAAAAAGACCACCTTGAGAAACAACGGTTCTATTCGGACCTAGTAAAACTGAGTTTTGTGTTCCAACTCTAACGGGAATTAATTGGTCAAAATATTCTTTAAGTATTTGATAATTCGGATCACTAAACTTCATTTATACTACCTCTTTATCTAATTTTTCTAATTTTTGATGACATCCAAATAGACAACAAGTAGTCCAATAGTCTCTTTCTATTTTTTTATAATTATGACCATGACAATGCATTGATAATCTATATCCCGTTATTTTTTTATGTTCATCATTTGATATACCACATACTTCACATTTATTCTGACCAAATAATTCCCATGCTTTTTCATGTAAATATAAATTACAACCACCTTTCCAATTAGCAGATCTTTCTCCTTTTTTACCGTACATAGGATGGTTTTTCTTATTTTTATATCTTTCTTTAGAACTCAATCCTATCTTTATTTTAGATTCTTCAGGATGATGTTTATGTAATTTTCCCTGTATAGGTGAAGAGCATTCTTTACTGCAATATTTACCTTTCCCCTTTCTAATTTGTTGAATATAAGCTAAAAATGATTCACCACATTTCTTACATGAATCAACTTCTACCATACAATTATATCCATTTTTAGTAAAATAACCATTTCTATTTAACCTTAAATTTTCTAAATTATCCCAACATATTTTCATTACGATTCCTCAAAAATTCTTACTGAAGCTGTAGCTAAAACAGGAAATTGATTCAATCCCAATTTAACTTCTCGCAGCATATTATCTCTATCCGTCCAAGGTGCTTCATCCCATCGTGGAAATTCATTTACACTCGTTGAACCAAAGGGATAAATAGTCTTGTTGATATTTATATCCCGAATGTTAAGATTTCTAATTCCTCTAATATTTTCAAAGTCATCATCCGTTGAAATTTGCGTTGCGTCTAGTAAAAATTCAACAATATCCATAAAACTAATCGTGCTATTGAATTGTTGGTTTTCAGGTCTAAAGTAGTAATCAAGTTTTTCTCTAACGTCTTGTGCAATTTCAACGAAGTTGTAAGTTCTTTTCTTTCTTATTCCAATTTCAAAAGAAAAATATACTAAATCAGGAAGTTCAAAAATCTCGTAAGCAGATATCATCTTTCTAGGTTTTAGATATTCAAGCAATTCAGTTTCCCATGAAGGTGAATAAGCACTAGGCACTATTGTTTCTGCCAACACTCCCCAATCCGTAGTAAATCCGCTTGTTCCAAAACTTATCGTACTAGCACCGTATTGTTCAGGTATAACGCTTATATGAACAATATTGAATTCCTGTGGATCTCCACCACTAGGAACAAGGTCTTGCTCCCCCCATGCATTCGCCACAACAATATCAGAACGTGAAGACAAATGAGAATTATAGTCTTGCGAAGTAACGTTTCTGAATTGCGCTCGTAAAGCAGAAGCAGCATTTATTTTTAATTCGTCTATTGTTTCGGGATCGGCAGAACCAATCGTTGCAGCACTTAATGAAATGGTAATATTATCGTTGTTAGTAAAAGAAGGCGATCCCCCCGAAGGAGTAATTTGTACAAACTGAGTATCCTCAATCGTCCATTCTTCTCCCGAATCTGCCGCAATAGTTCCATCCGGTCCTAAACTTTGTAGAACTCTTACGTCTATTGTATCTTCATTTCCCGGCACATTGAAAGCGGAATTAAAGACAACTTTGTTTCGTCTGTATCTATCGTAGATAAATTGATAAACGTTGTCTGTTTGTACAGGAATGAGGTTGGAATAAAAATCCGATAATCTTGTCCATTGTTCATCATTCACTAAAACTCTTACACTAGGAATTTCATCGTCCACATCATCATCATATGCATACTCTTGTGGTAAAATAAGTTCGTTATCAATTAAATCTTCACCGCTATATCCCGTTAAATCCGTAATAACTCCTTGCCTGATAGGAACATTTAGAATTGTTAGACTGCCACTAGCCGTAGTCGATACAGAAGTTGTAGTAGCAAATCGAATCTCGTTTCCATCATCGTCCGTTCTACCTGAACTTAATTGTTTCCAAGCAAGAACTCTAACCGTATCTCCCGGTGTCGTTCCCGAAACTGCTACCGTAATCGTTCCTCTAGCGGATCTCGTTCCCTTTGGTTCATATCCACCTTGCCTTGCAAGTCTGTTTGCCGCTTCGTAAACATCTGCCGTTTCAAGAAAACAGTTCTTAGCAATCTTGTTGGAAAAGAAGGTAGTCAATTCTCCTACATATGCCATTAGCTCTAAAAGAATTGAAATATTTGCCCCTTCAAAATCAAAGTCTTTGAATATGTCGCTATCCTGTAATTCGTTTCTAAACTTGTCCACTAGCGATAAGTAATCGATAGATAAATATTGTGGCTGAAATTCCGTCATTTTTTTCTCCTATCTTGTAAGAATAAATTCTACCGTTTCTAATTCGTCACTTCCAACGATAGTAAATTTCAATCTACATCTATAAGCATTTTGGTCGTATAATGGTTCGATATCGAAACCTCTAATATCAATCCTATCTTCCCATATTCGAATTGCCTGTAAAAGCCCCTCTGCAATAAGTCTCGCAGTAACTTCATCAATCGGCTCAAACAAAAGACCATAAACGTTTGTTGCGAAAGTAGGCAACATTCTTCTTTCACCTTGAATCGTAAGAAGAATATTTTTTATACTGTTAAATATTGCATCAACTTCTTTATCTCGTTGAACATCACCGTCTTCCTGTCTTGTGTACTCAGGATCGATATCCGTCCATTTATATCTGCCGTTAGACATTTGCTTCCTCTTTTGGTTTTGGATCTATAACAATATCGTACTTATACTTAGGTACATTACTTGGTCTATTTCTATTTATCTTTTCTTCATCACGAACCATCAAACATTCTGAATTTCTTCTACACATTATTTGGTTTTTGTTTTTCTGATAATAAATTCTATTTGCTTCACTCACCTTTTCCTTATTATTCCGTTTCCACCTTCTTTGTCTTCTAGCGTTCAAAACCTTTGCCCGAATGCTTCTCCTATACTCAGCATCCATGATACTAGCACAACGTTTACAATAAGGCTGTTTACCATCCGACATTGACTTATTGTTACTAAATTCTTTTAATAATTTTGGTACATGACATTTACAACATTTCTTCTTCATAGAAATTTAGAATAAGTGCTTACAGCACTTTGTAATTTATTTTTATTATTCTGCAATATTGACTTACCTTGATTGATATTGGATATCTGTCCTATTATTCCGTAAGTTCCACTCAAACCTACATCATCGTGGATATGACCGTTACCAACTAGGTAATCCGCTTGTCTAGTAATCTGTTCAACAATATCAGGATCTGAACCCGTCAAACTAGAACCATCAAGAAGCGTTTCTACAAAAGTACTTGCGCTTACTTCATAAGTTCTAGTAATTATCCAATCCGAAAGATTAGATTCGTTAGTAACAGGTCCGTAGTTAGACCCCTTTACCACGCTTATGATATCATCGGGAAATAATGATTCGAATTCTGCTTTTTTATCTTGAAGGAAAATATCAGATTCATCTAAAAGCGGTTGAAGAACACAATCTTCTATCGCCACTCTTTGAGCTTGCAGATTAGTAATCAAATCATCAAGAGATATTAACTGAGTATCAAGATTTCCAATTTGAACTTGATAGTCTGAAATTAAATCTTCTAAAAAACTTAAATCACAACTCATAAATCCTCCTATCCTGAATTAACATTTGTAGATCCTGTAATTATTGTTCCAAAAAAACATCCTGTAAAAAAATCTCCTAATCTTGCCATTCCTAAACCATTCCCATTTACCGTTCCCGAACCTGTTATAATTATTCCTACATGACCGCAGTATCCAATTATTATATCACTTACTCTTGCCGCACCTAAACCATTGACGTTTACCGTTGCCGCACCTGTAAGAATCGTACCTTGCATTGAAATACAAGTAGGATCACTATGACAACAGCACGTTCCAACTCCAAGATCTCCTACTCTTGCTATTCCCGGCATAATTCTCCTAATTTATATTTACTATGCTCCCTTGAATCGTCACAATTCCACTTGCTTGAAGATTAACATTTCCCGAAACAGTAATATTTAGATTGCCATTTACTGTTTCTTCCTTGTTTCCGTTAATTTCTTCTGTTTTATTTCCACCAATTTCTTCGTTGTGATTTCCACCAACTTTAAGATTTTTATCGCTATCAATGGTTTTGTTTTCTTGACTTACTACATGCACGTTTCTACCACTTAAAGTAATTTCATATTTTTCGGCGGCATTTTTGATAACCATATTTCCACTTTCATCGATTTCGATAAAAGAATTACTCGGATGATAAATGTTTATCCGTCTGTTTCCTTCCGTATTGTCTAATTCTATCACAAGTCCGTTGTGAGTATGAATGACAAAATTTTCGGGATACTCTGCTGCAAAAGGGGATTGTGGTTCATCCCACGTTCCACCACCCGCAATCGAAACTCCCGTATCACGATTATTGTCTTTTGTTTCAACTATCGTATCGGCTTTTACTCCCCTCGCAAGTCTTTCAACATCCGGTTCTCCTAGCCTTTTAGAAAGGGGATATTTACCATCGGGATCTTTGAATCCCACGCTTCTATTCAAAGATTCGTTAGAAGAATAATGTTCTTGACTTTCGGGGATTCCCGGTAAAGATCCAAAATATCTAGGTTGAAAAACATTTCCATTTAAAAAGAAAAGAACCACAAGACTACCTTGCCTCGGAACAGACCAAATACCAAATCCACTTACAGACCCTTCGTAAATCGGAAGTACAGGTTCAGCCCACGGCAATTCATCTACAGGAATTCCATCTAATTCATCTTTAATCGTTTGTTCTGAATGGATGCCATGAATTCTTACTCTTACTCGACCCGCTTTTAAAGGATCGATATTATCTTCTACAACTCCCATGTAAAATCCATGCAACTTTTCCACTTCTATTTGTGTATCGGCAATTCCCGTTTTAAGCATTACTGTCTCCTTATTACCTGCTGATATTTTGTGGAAAACATATTAGTCTTTTTAGCATCATATAGAATTCTGCTTCCTGAATCGTGATAAGCATTTTTAATACAGGTCAATCTTTGTCTATAAAAATAAGTTTTTCCCGGTGTAAAGCTATGTGTTACTGACTTTATCAAATACTTTCCTTTCAATTGTTCTCTTACCAACTCAAAATCATGACTGCGCCAATCAATTTCTATTTGTTGTCCTGCAAATCTTTTTTCGTTTCCTTCAACTACTAGATTTACTATCATTTGCAGATTATATCGTTTCGCCCAATCGTTATAAGATATGTTAGAAAGCAACTCTTCGGAATTATCTCCCGTAATTACATTTGAAGATTTTAAATCGTTCATTTTATTGAAAAGAGTCCTTCTACCTAACATAATCGTATCATCAGATGCTTTAGAGTAAGTAAGACTTTGGTTTAATAATTTTTTTCTTTGAAAATCATATCCCCTCCAAAATCCACCACGTAATCTAGGTACTGCATTTCTATCAAGAAAATTTATCCACCATTCAAGAATTTTATTTTCATATGATAATTCTGTACTATGTATTTGATAAAGCTGTCTATCTAAAGTTCTATCAAAATCCTCTAATAAGTAATTCAAACTAAGAAGATTGGTAGTAAAAGTATTCTTAGTATTATTATAACATACATATCCACCTGTACCACTTTTTTGTCCTACTGCTCTTCTCATTAAAAATCGCATAGCAGTAACGGGAGTCCAATAAGGAATGATAAAATCTGTAGAATTAGTACTTTCTTCTATGTTCAAAGGAGTACCGGCTTGTTTGATAAAAACCATGTTATTTAGAATGTTTCTCATTATATCCGTATAACGTTGATTCGTCCAACTTCGACTATACTTTCTTAAATTCAATCCTGAATAAAACGGATCTACGAAAGATATTTCTATAATACTTTCATTAGTTTCCTGTATTCCCGGTCCTGCTTGTAATATTCTACCAACTTTCCAAACATCAAAAACGATTTGTCTATCACTAGAACCAACTGAATAAACAAGAATCACTTGTTCGTTACCGGTAAAAGGACCGTATTCGAATATATTATATCTATCATTGAAAGTCATTTTGCCGACCATACAAAACTTAAAAATATCTTCGATGAAGTAAAATTCATATATATCTTCATTTTCTAATATTGCGGCTTTATCTTCTATAATCAGGATAACACTGAATATGTTAGACTTTAGTTCTACCGTGCCTGTTTTTTGATAATCTGTTTTTGCCATTAATCTTCAGCTACCTTTTCTAAATCTTTAGTTAAAATATAGATATACTCTTCTCGCAGTACGTTAAGAATTTGACCATCTTCTAATTCTTCAAACGGATTTGTTACATTATTTACTAGAGCAACAATCCACCATAGATATTGATTTTCATATAAATTGTAAGCAATATTATCCCAAAATTCACCATTGGCAACTTCATACGTATTATAGAAATTAACAGAAGTGAAAACATCTTCATTAATAACATAGCTTCTAAAAATGTTCATGAACTTAGTAATTCTATCTTCATCTAAAAGAATATTGAATAGACGTAAAAAGCTGTAGGTATTTTTTGGAGATCCCGTAAGTTCTTCGAAGTTTTTTTCTGTAAATTCTGTAACTGCCAATTATGCCTCCATTAGATACTTATCTATAATTTTTTGTTGTTCTGCAGTAAGAACTCCTTCAGACCAAAGAATTTCTTTGGCAAGTTGAAGATTATGAATTCTTGTTCTGCGAGAAACAGTATTTTTCCCGTAACGGATTGCTCCACGATGATAATTCCCTCTTCCTGTAAAATAAGTCATCACACCATCTTCAAGATATGGTAATTACTGAATCAGAAGATGGTGTGATGACT